GTGGTTGCCTCGGGTCGGGAGTACCCGCCCATCTCCATGAGTGGAGACACGGCTCCGAACATGTTGCAGATGCCCATGTCGCGGATGTCGTTGAGGATGCTGAACGCTCGCAGTTGTTCGGCGGTGCATTCGGTGGTACAGGTTGGAGGTGTAGTAGTCATGGTTTGCCCTTTCTTAGGTGCTTTGGGATTGATGATGGAAATCAGATGTGGCCCCGTAGACCACGCCAGCCAAGATGCTGGCGATAGCCAAGACGGGGACGGAGAGTGTGAGGTAGAGCATGGTTGCCTTTCTTGCTTAGTTGTCGATGGTGCCGTAGTGGTCTGAGTACATCACTTGCCACGCGGCTTGGAGGTTGTCCGAGATGCGTTCACAGTTAGAGTGTGAGTCGCACAGGTGTTCGATGCCGGACTGAACGTCTTCGGCCAGATACGCTGCGGTGTCGGTGTCGCCGTCGTGGATGGCGTTGATGAGTTGGCCAATGGTTGATCGCAGTTCGTCTTGGTACGACCGATTCGCGGATGCGTTCTGTCGGGCGATCTCGTTGGTTCGGAACGCGGTGCGGAGGGCTTGCATTTGGTCATGGAAATTGCTGAGCATGTTTGCCTTTCTTGTTGATTTGCTTGGATTGCCACGCTGACCCCCGACTGAGCATGCGCTCACAGTCGGTACATGTTCGCAGGATTGGGGAGGGACACCGTTTGCCGGAGAGGCTTATGGAGGGGTATGTCGCGGTCGGTCCTATTATCAGGGGCAGCCTAGGACTGTGCCCTGAGTGGGTTCCGCCGGAGGGAAACTTCGCAACGTCTTTGCTTCGCGGGGAAGTGTGTAACACCTTCACTGGAGGGATGGCCGTGCCGTGTACTCAGGTGTACTCGGGGGCCAGCGTGGCAACCGAAGCGAGGGAGTTCATCTACTCGCTTGGTTGCATGTTCGTTAGCAACTTTTTGGTTAACCCCGACGCAGGTCTTATCTTCCGTGTCACCCGGCTCTTGGCCGATCGATCACTCGGGGCACGCTTCGCTGATGTCCGCCTTGCTATCGGCTTCGTCAGTCAGTGGCCGGGAACCCCCTCTCCGATCCTGTCGGTTTGAGGCGGTTTACTGTAGGACTCGGGAGGACATGTCAACTCCAAAGTATCCGTTGCGACCTTTGCGCTCTACTGACTCCCCATCGGGTTGACCGTCGGTTTCTACTTGGATCTTTCGCGGGGCCTACTCTGCTTCGGCGATGTCCGCTGTCCGTTCAATCTTCACTGCGCTCGGCGATTCCTTGGTTATCCTCGTTGCCTAGTCTCCGGGGGCATCCCGGCAAGAGGCGGTGAGGGCGGATCGGTCGGGCGGCTGCCGCCAGAGGCGGTCGGGCCGTGGAGCGGGTCTTTATCGCTCCGCCGTGGATCGGTGCCAGTTTCGTATTCGGTTGAGAATCGCCCTCGGTCTTCACCCAGTTGCCAGCCGGGGTTCGGTCGGGCGTCAGGCCGTTGCCGACTTGACAACCCCATCTTAGCATACATCTCAATCTTGTCAACCCTTTTGTTCGATATTTTTTCTGCGTCATCGATGTGGTGATATGCGACACTTCCGACGATAGATATGTCGCTGCTGCTGGCGGTGGGCCTGCTGGTGTTATCGGACGTGGCTGGCCGTGCGGATTGGCAATAGATAGCATCAGGTTGCCTACTTGGTTATCGGACCCCGTGCGATTGGCTGTGAATGCAGTACCTGTTGTCATGGGGTCGGTTGGCAAACAACGGAACACGCGTTCTCTATAGTGCAAACCGTGTGCCAACCCCTTGACAAACGGTTATCGGACGTTGTACCTGTTCCTTCTGTCTGCGAGCCACACCCCCGCGTGTTTTGTATAATACATAGCCCACAAAAATATACGGTACGTTTTGGGGTGTTAAGGATGGTAAGGCATGGCTGAGTTCAACCGCACCAATGTGGTTCGCGAAGTGTTTAACTGGGTACACAACTATCTGGACAAGCCCAGCGAGTTCTACGGCGGTAACAAGCCCTGCCCATTTGCTGCCCCAGCGTTAGACAAACAGCAAGTCAAGATACTGACCGGCAGCCTGTCAACGGCTGTCATGGAGGCTCAGAACTGGAACGACAAGCACCGGCTGGTGCTGGTGGCGTTTGAGGAAGAGTACGACGGCAACCTGACCAAAGTTATCGAGTCCATCAACGCTGCAATCTGTATGCAGGACTTGGTGATGCTGGTGTTTGAGCCGGGTGAGAATGAGCCAGAAGATCCAGCACTGGACCCAGCCGACTGGGGCGAGGTGATTGACGGTGCATACACGATGGTATTGTTGCAACGGTTGTCGGAAGTAAACCACTTCTCCCGACTATTAGATAGGCAGGGTTACTACGTCAACTGCTCTGCCGACTTCATGAAGTACGTAAACGAAAGAAGGCAACTCGATGCGAGGAAGCAAGAAAACCAACGGCAAGAAGATGGCCAAGAAGGCAGGCGGCAAGAAGATGCCACCAGCCCTGAAAAAAGCGTTGGCTAAGAAGAAGAAAAAATAATGTCGGCAATGCCGATGGGCAATACGGGTCTGGGTCTTGTCGGTATTGACGATGAGACTCAAGCCCGTATGCAAGAAGCGCTGGCCACTGCCCTCCAAAGAAGGCAGGATGGGCGCTTTGACCAACCTGCGGTGGGCGGCATTTCAGAGCAAGAAAGTCGTATGTCTGAGGTGCGGCTGCTAAACACGATGCGGGCAAGAGAGATGCAGGAGTATTTCTCATCACCTGTTGGTAGGTTTGAAGCCGCTGGCCTAGACGCTTTGCGTTATGCGGTGCCTGCTGCTGCAATTACAAGATATGGCGCTGCTACTACACAGGCGATCAAAAGCGGCATGTCAGGCACCACTCGCGCTGTTCTGCCTCAAAGGGCGGCACAAAGCACTATCAACTTTGCAAACATGGCTGAAAAGAATGTGCTGGGTCCAGTTATGCGAACAACAGCGTTTGGCAGTCCCCGCGCACTAACGCCATTGCAAAAGACGGTAGGGCCGATAGCAAGCCCTGTGGGTGCAAGCGTGATCCTTGGCCCCACATTCGCAAGATCGATAACAACAGACAACACCCAGATAGGCCGCCCATTGACGGCAGAAGATTTTGCACCAGAGCCAGAGCCAAGTTTTATGGCCTCTGGGTATGACGCTTTGAAAACAGCAAGAAACGTTGTTGTCAAACCATTGAAATTTTTACGAAACATTGCGTCTGCACCACCAGCCGCAAGCCGACTAGAGGAGATGCAGGGTGGCTAATAAACCAACCAATCCCAAACTGTACGCACAAGTTAAAGCAGCAGCCAAGCGAAAGTTCAAGGTGTACCCATCAGCGTACGCCAACGGTTGGCTAGTCCGCGAATACAAGAAGCGGGGCGGCGGCTACCGCAAGGCTTGACATGGCGCGAATGAAGAACACGGGTGGCGGCCTCAAGCAATGGTTCGGTCAGAACCAAGGCAAAGGCTGGGTTGACTGCAAGACTGGTAAGCCTTGTGGTCGTAAGTCCGCAAAGGATAGCAGCAGGCCGTACCCGGCATGCCGTCCGACTATGGCGCAATGCACCAGTGCCAAAAAGAAAAAGACTGGCCCCGGCAGAATCAGTTGGAAGAAAGCAACCAAGACGGCAGCGAGCAGACGTGCGTAATCCATATTCCAAAAAAGAACCATTCAGGCGTTCCACAAAGCACACAATCGCTGGCTTTGACGGAAAATTACCCCGTCGCGTCTACAGGACAGAAGATGGGGAACTGCAAACCTCGCTGAGCAAGACAGTCAGCATGGACGGCGGTTTTTACAACTTGCCATCTTTGAACACCGAGACGGGTAAAGAGATGGGCATGGATGAAATGATTGCCGAAGCCACAAAACGTGGCGAGTTGGGTAAAAAGTTCAAAACCAAAAAGGCTGCGGAGAGAGACGCACGCATGAAATCTGCGATGAAAGGTTATCTCATGCGCAAGTTTGGAATTGGAAGAGTGTGAGTTGTCCCGTATGCGAGAAGAGGACGCTGGAAGAAAAGAAAGCCGCCAGCGATTGCAAGCAGGAGGTCAAGCAACTTGAAGCCAAGTCTGTTCGGCTAACGATCATCCTTACGGCTCTTGGCACGCTTGTTGGCAAAGAACTCTTGGACGAAGCGATCGCTCTCACGGATTCCATTCCGCTTCTTGGCGCTGCACCATCGGTTGAACAGGACGTGGTTTACGCAAATCCAGATCAGCCCGAAGGTGCTGATGAATACAAGAAACCAAACAAATGGGCTACTGTCAGTCATAGTGTCCCAAGCATAACTGCAACTCCAACTTATTTCGCAAACGTGCCAGCACTGACGCCAAGACTGTATGCTCCAACGTATGAACCCCAGCAAATACTTAAGTTGTCTTTTACCGATCAGGGATTGGTTCCTGACAGTGGATACCCCCTGTTTATTCTGGGCGGTGTCAAATACATGCGAGGAAGAAAGCGATGATTAGAAAAGAAGGCCGTGAGTTTGTGTTGTTTAGCAAAGATGGCAGTCGCCGACTTGGCTCTTTCAAAACACGTGCAGAGGCAGAGGCTCGCGAGAAAAAGATTCTTGCAATCAAGAGCCTGAAACGCAGCCAGTGAATCAGGAAACAAAGTCAAGGTTGGTTGCTGCTGGCAAGTGGGAGCAGTACACCGACCTTAAAATCAAGTACGTCAACGATGGCTTGGAGCGAAAAGTCGCTGAGCAAAAAGCGTTGATGGATGTAGAGCGCCCCCACGCCAAGGGTGGCGACCCATACAAGCGACTGGTGCTGTCTGTACCGCCGGGGCATTGCTCTGAGCGGGAGGCTGCACAGTTTGTTTTCGAGCATGTATCGGTGCCAGCAGCCGAGATTGAACCATCAGCAGTGCCTAGCCGTGGTGCGGTTGGCCTGCTCAAATGGGTGCAATCAGCGCCCGCAAACCAGACAGCGTTCTACGCAACTATCTGGATGAAACTAATGCCAACTAAGAGCCAACTCGATGCAGAGGCTCGCTACTCCGATGATGGTATTAGGTCAATTGAACTACTCGACCGTCTGGAGCAGATGCTTGGCGACGAAGAGGAAGAAATGCAGGGTGTGTCAGAAGACTCTGGGGCTGGCGAAGTTCGACAGGAACAAGGCTGGGCACCGGACGGAGTGCAAGGCGTGCCGAGCGATGATGCAGTTGAAGAGGAAATACGGTCTGACGCCACTGGAGTTCATGGAAATGTACGAACAACAGGTGGGGTTAGACCCGATTACCCTGACGCCACTTGAGTTAGGTAAGATTTGCGTAGATCACTGTCACAAAACTGGTCGGATTCGCGGTTTGTTGTCCCGCTCGACCAACGCAGCCCTTGGGCAACTACTGGATTCGCAGCACGTGATGTACCGTGCTATGCAATACTTAAGCAATGACAGCCATTTTGGGAAGAAAAGTACCGACTGACCCAGTAGCGAACGTCAAGTTCCGCAGGGAAATAGCCAAGATGGCCGCAGCCAGCCCAGAAGTGCAGGCAGATTTGTGGGCATTGTGCAATCGGGACATTTTTTTCTACGTAAACACGTTTGGCTACACGCTTGACCCGCGATTGGAGCCATCAATCCGCCCATTTATTCTGTATCCGTTCCAAATCGAAGCGATTGCAGAAATGTGCGCCAGCATCGACCACGGGTACGACTTGGGCGTAGTTAAGTCCCGAGATATGGGCGCATCTTGGCTAACAACCACGGTATTTGCGTGGTATTGGCACTTCAAACCCATGAAATCTCTGCTGTTGGTTAGCCGTAAAGAGGGTCTGGTGGATTCACCGGGCAACTCTGCCAGCCTTTTCAGCAAGATTGACTTCTTCTTGAAGTATTTGCCGGGCTGGTTGATGCCAAACTTCACAAGAACTAAGTTGAGGTTGACCAATGAAGACAATGGTTCCGCTATTACAGGCGAATCTACTACTGGCGACGTTGCTCGGGGCGACCGTAAGACTTGCATTGCCCTTGACGAGTTTGCCTCCGTGGAGAACTCGGAGTCTGTGCTTGCCGCAACCGCCGATGCCACCAACAGTCGTTGGTTTGTAAGCACACCCAAGGGCACAGGCAACTCGTTTTACGACATTGTTCACTCTGGTCGCACCAAAGTGTTGCAGTTCCACTGGACGCAAGACCCGCGTAAGAATGTCGGCATGTACAAGGATGCTGATGGCAACTTGACTAGCCCGTGGTACGAGGGAGAGAAAAAAAGACGGACACACCCGGTAGAAATTGCGCAGGAACTTGACCTCGACTTCGGTGGGTCGGACTATCTGTACTTTCCACCCGACCTTATCGACCGGCTGGAAAGGGAATGCGTGCCGTCAACCAAGCGTGGCACCCTTGATTTTGATGAGGCGTGCCACCCGTTCGGCTTCACCGAACTCGGCACCAGCGGCGATTTGCGCATCTGGGGAGATAACCACCCCAACGACAAGACTTACTACGTGGTTGGCGTGGACGTGGCTACCGGCACTGGTTCAAGCAACAGCGTCGCTGTCGTGGCAACTGCCGAGGGGCAGAAGGTTGCGGAGTTTGTGACCTCCACCATGCGGCCCGACATACTTGCCAAAAACGTGGCGGCTATGTGCCGGTACTTCAAAGGTTTGAGCGACACAGGCGCGTTCCTTGTCTGGGAAGCCAATGGTCCGGGGCGGGTGTTTGGCGACGCAATCCGTGATGCAGGGTATGGGAACGTGTATTATCGGACCAATGAGAAGTCCATTAGGCCCGGATTCGGCACAGTGCCGGGTTGGTTCAGCACCAAAGAAGAGAAAATATCCCTGCTTGGCCAGTACCGCAAAATGTTATCGGACGGTACATTTATCAACCAGAGCCGCGATGCAGTACGAGAATGCAGAGAATACGTCTTTTCGCAAGCAGGAGGGCTGGTCCATGCCCGCTCACGGTCTTCGATCGACCCTTCTGGGGCCAGAGACAACCACGGGGACAGGGTTATCGCAGATGCCTTGGCAGCCAAACTTTGCAAAAACATCGCCAATCCGAAGATAGATACAAGGGACATTGCCAAACCCGGCACGTTGGCGTACCGCAGGATGCAAGTCGTAGACAAGAAACGTAAGGCAAAGCAAGACTGGTGAGATACAACGACATCAACTACCAAGGGCTTCGCAAAGCCATCGAACACAGCCGCCGCAGACTCCAGCCCTACCGCGAGAAGCGAGTTTCGGCTGTCCGTGAGTTCGTAGGCCGCAACTACTCCGACACTGGTTCGCGTGATCGCGTCCCGGTAAATATGTTGGAGTTGTTTATTTCTACGTATGCGCGTCAGTTGATAGCCAACCGACCGCAAGTCAACGTCACCCCTCGTGTACGCACGTTATCTCCGCAAGCGTCCGAGTTGGAGTTGGCAACCAACCATGTGTTGAAGGAGATGGACATTGAAACAACGCTACGACTGGCTGTCATCGACGCCCTCTTCTCCATTGGCATTGTCAAAGTCGGTGTCACAGAGTCTATCCACGAACCGATGCGTGGCTTTTTACATGAAGCAGGACAACCTTTTGCGGAGTGTGTCGGTCTGGACGATTGGGTGCATGATATGTCCGCGCGCTCAATGGAAGAGTGCGGTTACATGGGACACCGTTATCGGGTTCCGACTCGTCTGCTTAAAGAGAGCGACCTATTTTCCAATAATGCAGATGTCCCGACTATAACCAAGTCCCTGTACAACGAAAGCGGAGACATCCGTGCCGAGGCTATCGGGCAAAGCGACATCTACCACGGCGGCTTTGACGAGGAATACTCAGAGTTGTGGGAGATTTGGCTGCCTGATGCTGGCCGCATTGTCACGTTTGTGGCTGGCGAGAACGGCATGCCGCACAAGAAAGTGCGTGAGGTTGACTGGGAAGGCCCACAGACAGGGCCATACCACTTCTTGAAGTTTACTGACGTGCCCGGCAACACCATGCCACTGCCGCCTGTAGCAACTTTGATTGACATGCACGACCTTGCCAACCGTGTGTTCCGCAAGTTGGGGCGTCAGGCAGAGCGTCAGAAGGACGTGGTTGGCTATCGAGGGTCTGCTGAGCAGGACGCCAAGAACGTACAGACCAGCGCCGACGGCGAAGTCATTCGTATGGATGACCCGCAGAACGTCAACACCTACAAGTTTGGTGGCATCGATGACAAGAACCTTGCCTTCTTGTTGCAGGTCAAGAACCTGTTCAACTACTACGGCGGCAACATCGACTCGCTTGGCGGCCTTGGTCCACAGACTGGCACGGTGGGTCAGGACAAACTTATTGCCGAGTCTGCGTCCAGACGGCTTGCTGATTTCCAAGAATCAACCAAGACATTTGCCAAATCTGTTTGCTCTGCGGTGTCGCACTTCATCTACCACGATGAAACCAGCATGTTGGAACTGGAGAAATCTGTTCCAAATACCGATCTAAAGGTACCGTTTGTTTACAAAAGCGACCGCAAAGATGCAGATTTCTTCGACTTCAATTTCGACATTGAGCCGCACAGCATGGCTTCGCAAACACCGGGCGAAAAGATGCAATCACTGCGGGAACTTGTCAATACTTTCATCAGTCCCCTACTGCCATCTCTGCAACAGCAAGGTATCTCGATCGACGGCAGAGAGATCATTACCCTTGCCAGCGAACTCAGCCAGTTGCCAGAACTCAAGAATATCTTTACTGGCATAGAGCCTGTTGCTCCGCAAGCAACACCGCAGCCGCAGAATAGGCAAACTGAAATTGTAAGAACCAACCGTCCCGGCGCTACCCCGCGCGGTCAGGACGATGCGATGGCGCGTATGTTGATGGGCGGGGATGGACCCGGCGTACAGCCAAGTGAGGCTGCTGCCGTACAAAGGCCAGTTGGATAATGCCTACCTATTGCTACGAAAAGCCTGATGGATCTATTGTCGAAAAGATCATGACCATTGCTGAGATGGAGAAGTTTGACCGCAAACCTGTGGTTGATGGCGAGACATGGAAGCGTCGCATTGATGTTGAAATGGGTGGGCACAGCGATGTGAACGACGTGTGGCGGGCACCACTGGTGTCAGAATCCGCTGCTTGTCACCCAAGTGACATCCCTGCCTATCAAGCACACGCTGCCAAACACGGGGCACCAACCAACTTTGACCACGCTGGTCGGCCAATGTTTACTAGCCGCAGCCACCGGGCAAAGTTTTTGAAGGCATTCAACCTGAACGATCGCAATGGAGGGTACGGCGATGGCTGAAAAGAAAAAGAGCAAGCCGCTCAACAAGATCATCCGTACCCCGGGTGAGCGCAAAAAGTTTGTGGTCTACGTCAAAGATGGGGACAAAGTAAAGACTGTCCGCTTCGGCGACCCAAACATGAAGATCAAGAAGAATAACCCCGGACGGCGCAAGAACTTTCGTGCCCGTCACAACTGCGACAATCCCGGACCCAAAACAAAAGCAAGATATTGGTCTTGTAAGAACTGGTAAATCCGAAGATTAGAAAGGCTATATGTCAGAAGATAACACCCAACCAGAAGTGGAAGAAACCCCGCAGCCGTTTGATATCGAGGAGCCAACAGATGATCTGTTGTCTGACCGGATCGATGCGTACATTGCTGAACGCAAGGCTGCACAAGATGCGGGCGAGGAAGAGGGTGAGGGTGAGGAAGAGTCGGATTGCCCAGATGGCGATTGCGACGAAGCCGAAGAAGATGATTCAGACCTTGAAGCCTTGGCAGCACGCGCTGGCGCGGTTGGTCTGGATGAAGAAGACATTGCCAAGATTGGCAACGTAGAAAATCTGGAACGGATGGTGATGATTCTTGAGGCTCGCAAAAAGTCTCAGGAAGAACCACAGCCCGAGCCAGAAAAAGTTGACCCCGACTTTGCTGATGTGCCGGAAGAACTTAAACCTGCACTTGAGCAAGTCACAAAAGCGTACGAAGATCGTATTGCAGCCCTTGAATCACAACTGGGCGAGTACGGCAAGTACGCAGATATGCAAGCAGAAAAGGCCGTCAAGAATGAGTTTGACGGTTTTGTCGCTGATCTAGGATCGGAGTACGAGTCGCTCTTCGGCACCGGATCATCTGACAATCTGCGAAATGGTTCTAAGGAACTGAGCAACAGAGTCACTGTTCTCGAAGAAATGAACGCATTAGCCAAGGGATATGAGGCTGTTGGTCGGGAGGTTCCCGACGAGAAGTCTTTGTTTAGCAAGGCACTGTCGTCCGTTTTCGGCGAGGAAATCATTGAACTCAAAGCCGCAGCCAAAGAATCGCAAATTGCTGAGCGTCGAAGCAAGTTTGTTGGCCGTCCATCACAACGGCATGGAAAGCAAAAGTCGCCGGAGGCGGCTGCCATTGCTTCTGTGCGGCAGTACATGGAAGAGGCTGGCATCGGATTGGGCGCACAAGAGTAAGCGACTCTGGTATTTTCCTAAAGGATTCACACAATGGCATTACAAGCCGATCAGATTCAAGATTTGATTACCGTGACCCTCAAGGATTTGGGGCGACTCAAGTTCACCGAACTTGCGTCTACGCTTCAGGAGTACCACGCTCTCGGCAAACTGATCGACCAATACAAGGTTCAGTATCAGTCCGGCACCGCGATTCAGTACAACATTATGTTGAACCAATCCGGCGCTGCAAAGAACGTGGGACTGTTTGAAAGCGACAACGTGAACATCGCTGACGTGATGACCACCGCTTCCATTCCTTGGCGTCACTGCACAACCAACTACGCTTTCGAGCGTCGCGAAGTGCAATTCAACGCAACGCCAGCCCGTATCGTCGAACTCGTCAAGATTCGTCGTACGGACGCCATGATCTCTCTCGCAGAGTTGATGGAGAAAAACTTCTGGCAAGCACCTCCCTCAACCTCCGACACCACTCACCCATACGGCATTGCTTATCACCTTGCCAAGGGCGCTGCCGGTGAAGAAGGCTTCACGGGAGACAACCCATATGCACAAGACGGTTCGCAGTTCTCTGACAACGCGGGTATTGACTCCAGCCTGTCTGCTAACTCTGCTTGGCGTAACTACTACGCTGACTACGAGGCTGTAACCAAAACCGACTTGATTCGTAAGTGGCGAAAGGCTGCTGTGTTTACTAACTTCAAGCCACCAGTTCCGGTCGCTGACTACAACACAGGTAGCAACTACGCCTACTACACCAACTACAACGTTATCGGTCGCCTTGAGGAAGCCCTCGAAGCACAAAACGATAACCTTGGCAACGACATCGCATCCAAGGACGGACAACTTATGTTCCGTCAAGTGCCTGTGATGTGGGTGCCACACCTTGAGACTGATACCACCAACGGCACCAACCCTGTGTATGGCGTCAACTGGGGTACGCTCAAGCCCGTGTTCCTCTCTGGTGAGTACATGCGAGAAGAAGGTCCGACCCAAGTTCCGGGTCAGCACACCACTATGCAGGTGTTCGTGGACTCCACTCTCAACTTCATGTGTACTGACCGTCGCCGTAACTTCTTGCTTTCGGATGTGGATCCATCCT